TAGAAGGCATAACTTTTAATGTAGTGATAGCATCAACCCATCTATCTCTTTCCTTTTTATCTAATTTTTTATTTGTTAGTTTCTCATATCGTCCTTGCATATAACTAACATATCGTTCAACAGTTTCACTCCATGTTTCTCTTCTGTTTTCTTTTTCAATCCATCTCGCATAACGAGAGATGGCAATATAGTTTTGGTATTCAGTTGGTAACATAGTTTATTTCCCCTTTCTTTTTTTATTATGTTTTACTCTATCATAACTATCTTTATCTGTCAATATAGCATTTATATGTGTGCGAATAAAGTTAGTTCTTTTTGAAGACAATATATCCATAGCTACCTTTCGCATGTACGTAGGATTAATTTTAGCTGAATGACATATATATTCAAAATCTTTTTTAGTTTGTCCAAAATTTGACGTGAACCACAATATAGCTTCACGTTTAATCTTTGAACTTTCCAAATCTCTTGTATCTTTTTGTGTGGCATCAAGTAAAGCTTGTAAAATAACTGCAAGGAATAGACTCCTCTCAGCACTTGTTGAGCTGATAAAATTAGTTTCTGTCTGTTGTAAAAAATCTTCATACTCTTCTTGCATTATACCATTGTTTAGGAATACCTTCACTTATTTTACAGTATTCAAAGTTATGTTTATCACACCATCCTGCATAAGTCATAGTGCCACCTTTATTTAATTTTTTATTTGGATTATCAAATGCAAATCTAATTACAATATTAGGATTACACTTTCTAAAAAACAAATGTTTCTTTCTCATCTCTATAGTTAATCTACCTTTAACTTCTATATAAGTACCATTAGGTAATAAGAAGTCAGGACAATAAGTTTTATTTTCAAACCACTCATACTTATATTTATCAGGTTCATATTTAACTTTTACTTTTTTATCTTTAAAAAATTTATAAACCTTTTCTTCTGAACCACTTCTAAACTTCATTTAATATTCCTCATATGAAAATAGTTTCGTATATGTAAGCATGTAAATACTACACACATAAGTAACATATAATAACTGTTAGCTAATACTGACCATGTAATCCATATTATATTTGAAACCATACCATAGAAGGGTGCATAGTTATCTTTATTACCATACACCCATACAGTAATGACTGCACTAATTGCAGCTAGTAATTCAAATACACTAACCAATGTCATCTACTTCAACCTCTTGTACATCAGGTGTTTTAGCTACCACAGTCAAGTATCTTGGTCCATTCGCATAGACAAATTTTCTAAGTCCTTTCCCACCATTAGCATCCTTCCAACAATCAACTTTATAAGGACAGTAGGAACAGCCAACATCAAGTTTACGATTACCACTAACACCATCTGCAATATCGTCATAACACTTGCTAGGAATTGTATCACTTGCGACAACATTTTTAAGATGTAAGACCCTATCTTTCGCATTTATCATCTCCATTTGATGGACAGGCATAAGACATATCCTGCCACTTTGTTTATCTATAGCAAGAAACGCACCACCTTCTTTACCCTGTGCTTCAGCATAAGCTGATAACTGAGGTATATAACCAAAAGGGTCATCTTTTAATAAGGAACGATTAGAAAACTTTTTAAATGAGTAGGCACTAGCAGATTTACAATCTGTAATAACACCATCAATCTCACAATCCTGATGTCCTAATACTCCTTCAATCTCTAATTCTTTTTGTTCATTCTTAACTTCATGACCTGCAGTTTTTGCCAGAAGTAAAAGTAATTCTTCAAGCATATAACCATAAGCAAATTTTATTTTTGCCCATGCAGGTAGCTTTTCTTTTTTTATATCTCTTGATTGATACCACACCTGTCTATCAGGTTTACCAATCTGAGACATTCTTAAATTATTATTCTCAGAATGTTTGTCAAATAACGACATGATATTTATTTTAATATTCTCTGCAAATGATTCAACATCTTTCATTGATGGTTGCTTACCTTCAGAGATAGCATCATACATGTCTTTAACTAAAGTATCAATTTTTTTCATTAGACAAAAAAAGGGACGTAGTTATTAGCCACGTCCCCTGCTATTTTATTATTGTTAGGCTACGTTTGTAGCAAAGTCATTAGACTCATCACCTTCTTTAGGAATTTCCTGGAAAGCTTCGTCAACTTCTTTGTCAACGTAAGGCACTAAGTCAACAACTTGAATGGCTTGTAGTTCAGCACTCTTACCTGAGTTACCTCCCCACTTCCAATCGTACATTCTATAAAGAACATTTACTGTAGAACCATTACCAATAAGAACCCCTTCCAAAGGACGTTTCATGTTGTCCTTGATTTCAGGTGCTCTGTTTTGAGTACCATCTTTGCGAGTAGCTTTTCTCTTAATGCTAACAAAGTCTCCTCTTTCGTCTCCTTTGTTTTTGATAGTTAGTCCATCAGCTTCAGCTTTCTTTTTATTTTCAGCATCAACTGATACATCTATACTGTACACTCCACCTTCATCAAATTTAGTGCTAGGTGCTACAACTTGTGCCCAGTAAGATTTTCCACTTATTACAGTCATTTTCATACTCCTTTCATAATTGTCATTTGAATATGACTTATTTTAAATACTAATTATATTCCATTACAGTAACATTGTCAAGAACTTTTTACATTTATTTCTCCTTTCAATTAGTGTGTCTCTGCCCAACTCAAACCAGTCTTGAACTCTGCATCCAGTGGGCATTTCAGAGTTAACTCTTCAGTAGTATTTTTAATAGCAGTCTTTACAATTCTACCCATTTCTTCTACATCTTTTTTATGTACTTCAAATTGGTACTCATCATGTATTGAAGCTACAAGTTTGGAATCAATACCTGATTTATTAATTAAGTTTATCATTTGTCTCAACCAAACTTTACAAGCTATTGCTCCTGCACCTTGAACAATAGTATTAACTGCTTTGTGTGGTGAACGTACATTAAATAGTCTACCATCTAAACCTCTTACCTTACCCATAGTCGCAGCTTCTTCCACTTGGTTTCTAAAGTTTTTTAATTTAGGAAGTTCAGATAGAAATTTATCAATAAGTTTTTTACCAACTGCCATATCTTTTGAACCAACTATTTGACCAATCTTTTTTGCACCTGCTCCAAATAAAAAGGCATAGATAAAAGTTTTAGCTTGGTCTCTATTTGTAAGTCCTGCCATGTTCATATTTCTTGTATGAATATCTCCATTTAATATTTCATTTGTGTACTCAGGTGTATCAATATAATGTGCTAACATTCTTAACTCTAGTCCTGAAGCATCAGTACCAAAGATAACGTGAGTATCAGGTTTGTCAGTTGACCATACCTCTCTACACTCTTTACCATAAGGTGAATAAACTGCAGGAACTTGAGCCATGTTTGGAGAGTGGTGACTCATTCTACCTGACACACAACGTAAGGTAAGAACACGTCCATGAACTCTACCAGTAGTTTCATTCACAACATCTAACCATGAAGTTATTTGTGACGTTCTCTTTTTTAATAATAAATATTCAGAAATTAATTTAGCTTCAGCTATGTTATCTATCTTTGACAACACACCTTCATCTACAATAGGTGAACCTTTATCAGTAAACTTATTTGGTTTCCAACCTAACTTCATAAGTCGTTCAGCTATCTGTTTACGAGATGCAAGATTAAATTCTTGATAACTAACTTTAGTAAAAGGAACACCCTTTACATAGCCACGAGATTTATTATTTACTTTAGGAATAAATTCTTCTTCAATCTTTAATGGTGGAAAAGTTTTATGTACTTCTTTTTCTAACTGTTCAGCTTTATCTTCAAGCATAGCATATAAGTTACTTGCTTTTTGTTGGTCTAAGTAAAAACCATTGTTCTCTTGTCTAGTTATAATTGAACGTATATCATGCTCAAGTCTTAAAGATTTTTTAGAAAAGTTTTTACCTTCAACAATTAATCTTTTATAAACTTGGTGAGTTACATCAACATCTCTTTTACAATACGTTAACATCTCTTGACTAAACTGTGAGAAGTTATTGAACTCAATTTTATTTAAACCAATACGTTCACCCCAGGAATCAAGTGAATGACCTTTATCTCTTTCAGGATTGTACAACTGTGACATAATTAATGTATCAGTTATTTGTCCAATAGTTATTTTTGTATTCAGTAATCTATTTAGAACTGGTGCGTCAAATGAAACACCATTATGCATTATGATTTCTTTACAATGATTGTTAATAAAGTTGGGTAGTTTAGTATAACAATCTTCACCTATAAATGAATAGGTTTTATTTTCATCAATGTTCTTAGCAACAACACAATGAATATTCTTTGCATCAAGTGAATCAGTTTCAATGTCTAATACTGTTCTCATTTAACCTGAATATAATCTTTTATTGTTTGTATTGCAAATAGTTTTTGTAAATTAATTAGGTACATCTTTGAAGCATTATGGTCTCCACCACTTACTGAAACTTTTCTGTCTAAAGAATTAATAATCTTTTTTAGACTATCAGTTTTAAATACTAACGTAGCATAAACATCTTCACCTACACAAAGATTATGAAACCAGTAGTCAGCTTCAGTTGCATTGATACCTGAAGGTTTACCATAACTTTCATATTCAATCGCAATGTTACCAGTCTTTTGCCATACATCACGTTCAGATTTTACCTCAATCTTTTTATCCTGAAGCATATCCTTTATGGCATCTTCTCTGACTTGACCATAAGCTAAGTCAAGGTCAAACTTTTTTCTATTATCTTTAGTTGGTTTCATTGTCATTATCTTTTTCCTTAAAAGGGTTTTCTATTTCAGTCATACGACCAGTCTCATTTGAATATAAAAGATAAGAAGCAACTCCAGTAATACCTGCATATCTATTCTTTAATACTCTAATGATTGATGTATTTCTAGTGATATCATCTTCTTCTTGTTGGTTTCTTTCCATACCAATTACTGCATCAGATAACTGGGCAATGGCATGTGAACCTCTCAAATGAGAAAGAGAAACTTGCTTACCTTCTTCATGACCCTTGTCTCCATCAAGTCTTTTAAGATGACAAGCTAGTATCATTCCTACTTTTGTTTCATGACATAGACTGCGAAGCTTTGTCATAAGAATGTCAATAGCTTTTCTTTCATTACCATCATCTCTTCCTGAATGTATAAGACTTAAATGGTCAACAAATATCCACTTACAATCACACCCATTAGCCATATATCTTATGCGATTAATTATGGCATCATCTTCCATTGAACCCCAATGGTCAAAGGCAAATAGTCTTCTTCCATTCTCGTCACCATTTATTTGCTGTGCCCATTTTCTTCTTTCTTCAATAGGTATCTTGTTCCACTCTTCTTTCTTATGAACTTCTTTATTTTGAAGAATACTAATTAAACCTCTAAAGGTTCTCTTTCTCTCTTCCTCTAAAAAGATAAGTCCTATTTTATCTTTGGTCGTTTTCCAAATATGATGAACAAGTTCTCTCATGAATGATGATTTACCCATACCAGTTCCTGAAGTTAAAGTTACAAGTTCACCTACTCTTAAACCATACAACTTTTCATTAAGACCTTGATAGGGATATAAACAACTTTGAACATCTTCATCATCATTTACAATCTCATCAATGATGTCATCATAACAAACAATTCCTGCAGGTGTAAAAGGTTTTGCGTCCCACCATGTACGAGTAAACTGCTCACGTTTACCTGCCTTTAAATATTCGTTAGCATCTTTTAATTCAAGATTAACTATCTTACATTTATTAGGTGGAAATATTTCTGATACTTTATTAGCAGTTTCTCTACCAATATTATCACTATCAAAACAAATAATAATATTATCAAAACTATTAAGATATTCAAAGTTTTGTTTACAATCTCTTACTGCTGACTGAACTCCATTCTTAATAGAGACACTTGCATAACGACTGCCCATCATTTGAAATACTGCCATAGCATCACACTCACCCTCAGTAACTGTGATGTACTTTTGACCACTCGTAAATAAGTTTTGACCAAACAATTCACACTCACCAAAGTTACCTTGAGCAGTAAATTCTTTTGGTAAAGTTCTAATCTTATTAGCAACATGTTTACCTTGAGAATTATAAAAAGGATAGACATGCTTAGTTATCATACCATTGTTAGTAAGAGTTGTTACTCCATACTTACTGGCAGTTTCCTGGGATATACCTCTATCTTTTAATGATGTTGTTTGACCAACATATAAATCATTGTTCATAGTATTGTTCATTGGTGTTGCTACTCCTTCAGCTTTTTCATAGTACCCACAGTCAGGTGTAAAACAATGTGCATGACCATCAGTGTATCGTGCTAAATTATTTTTACTCCCACATTTTGGACATGCTTCGTGTTTTAAAAATTTACTTTCCATCTTTAACATTTAAACCCCCTAAAAAATTATAGTTAAATAAAATAAAGCAACTGAAAATATTGCTAAACAAAGTTCAATTATTTTTCCCATATAAACCCCTAGTGTAATTTGTCGTTATCATTTTTATCGTACATGAACTCAAAGATTTCATCACCTTCAGTTGGTGGTTCTCCCATACCTAATGCTATAAGTTCTTGAGCAGTATCATTTAATGCGTTCTGCATTGTAAGAAAACCATAGTAATCTTTTTCAGCTAGTGCTCTTGCCATTAGGTAAACAGTTTCAGGTGAATCATATTTAATTATTAACTCCATAATTATTTTATGTATTTTAATAACTACTTCTTCACGTTCTTGTAGTGTTAGTTTTTTTAGTTCCACTATCAACTCCTTCCATCATTTCAACAAAACCATTTATGTCTTTCAATGGAACTTGTTTGATATTTGTTTCTCCACTTGCAGTTAAAACAAAATCAGCAACTGAAGTTGGTATGTCATCATGACTTTTAAATCTAGATATCATCATTAACTCCTTCTGAAAAACCTTTCATTAATAATTGTTTAGAATTATATTCTTGTATACTAATGCAATAAATTAATTTGTCAAGATACCAACGTGCTTTTTTTAAATCTTCCAAAGGTTTTCCTTTGTAGTCGTATCTCCACATGTACTTTACAACATTTGCTTTTAAGTAACCCAGAAACTCTTTGTCACTCATTGAAGCTTGTATCGCATCTATACATTCAATCCCATGTTTATTATAATGCTTGGGATTATTTACATTATCGTATTTTTTTGTATGTGTGTCCATATCTTTTGTCCTTTCTTTTATCACCAAATTCTTTTGGTGTATCACATTTAACTGCCTTTATTTTATAAGGTGGTTTTGTTTCTTCATAAATTTTCATTACATTTTTCTCACAGTTATCATATAACTTAGGTAAAACTTTTTGATGTATTTTATTATCGTATTCAAACCACACTGTTATTAAAAAATATGTAAACATATTACTTAATCTCCTCTGAAAACTTTTGTCTCAATATATGAAACTCCCAACCAATACACATATAACCTGATTGACTTAATTTACTTCTGTCAATATTTCTTATTGCGTACTCTTGTTCAGCTATCACACTGGCATTATCACAGTTAGGTAGTTCTCTAACAAATAATTCTATGTC